AGATGCCGTAGTGTTCTACGAAAGATCTTTAATTACTCCTGCTAAAAGACAGCTTATGGTGTGGAATAAAAAAATGGATGAAAAAACTTTATATTTAGATACACTTACTTATGAAGATAACGCAGATACTATCGAAGGATTACTTAAGACAAATGTTAAATTGTTTGAGGATTATGAACGTCTTCTTAAACTCGTGGATAAAGAAACTAACGAAGGTTCTACAAAAGGTGGAGCTGAGGAATCAGCCTCCGAGAAAGGATTAATATGATTATTAATAAAGCAGCTTTTTTACTTAAAGAGATACCTCAGTTTCACCCAGCTAGTGAAGAATACTTGCTATTCTGGAGAGAAGAAAAAAAGAGGTGTATAGAAGGTTACTGGGTAGGCGGAGTATGGATGCCAGGTAATCTTTATTTTTATGTAAATTTCTGGACAATTCTTTTAAATAAAACTCAGCATTCTAAAACTAAAACTCCAGGTAAACCATTTCTTAGAGATCTTGAGTGGGAATTCTTTTATAATTGGGTAGAAGCTCGCGGATTCTCAGGATTTGAAGATGATAAAGAGTTTACTTGTAATAGAGAATTTATAGGAAAAGAAAACTATGTGCCTGCTGCAGAATATATGCGTAGGACACATAAAAAGAATTTAGGTAGACCATTGTGGGAAAATGAAGCTAAAAACTTTATGATGATGGGGAGTCGTGGATTTGGTAAATCATATTCTGTTGCAGGGGGTGTAGCAGGACATGAGTTTGTATTTGATGGTATGAAATCTTATGACCCTGATCTTATAAAGAATCCTCCATCTACAGAAATTGTAGTGGGAGCTGGTGATGCTAAATATTCTGGAGATATATTAAAGAAAACGCAATTTGGACTAGATAATCTACCAGGTGGCATAGAAATTGGAAATAAATTCTTTCCCTCTCCTTTTGCTAAACAATATGGTGGAAGTTGGTACTCTGGTAAAGAAATTATTGCAGAGTATAAGAAAAAACTTGGCGGAACCTGGAAAGTTATGGGTAGTAAGTCCAAGATCAAGCACCGTACATTTAAAGATAACCCATTTGCTGCCAATGGTACTCGTCCTGCCGTAATGGTTATGGAGGAGATTGGTATGTTTGGTAATCTTAAGGCATCGCACGAAGCTTCTGTAGAATGTATGAAAAACGGGGCATATAAGTTTGGAAGCTGTATGTATCTTGGTACAGGAGGTGATATGGAAGGTGGAGGTACTGTAGATGCAAGAGATATGTTCTATAACCCAGATGTTTACGATATGATTTCGTTTGACGATGAATGGGAGGACAAAGGAAAGATCTCTTATTTTGTACCTGCGTACAGAGGACTAAATCAGTATAAAGATAATAATGGTAACACTAATGAAGCTGAAGCTAAAGATTATCTAGATAAGTTTAGAGAAAAACTAAAGAAAGGTAAAAATGCTAGAAGCGCATTAGATGCAGAGCTGCAGAACAGACCGCTTGTACCTTCAGAAGTATTCCTTACACGAACTGGTAATTTATTTCCAGTGGCAGATATGTTAACACGATTAGCTGAACTAGAGGCATCTAACAGAGAAAGGAATCATGATTATATTGGCGAGCTGTATATGAACACTGAAACTAAAAAAGTGGATTGGAAGCCAAATGCAAAACTTAAACCTATATATGATTTTCCTGTAAGAGGATCAGATGATATTGCTGGAGCTGTTATTATATATGAGATGCCATATGAGGATTCTGACGGGCAAATACCTTTTGGTATGTATATTGCAGGATGTGACCCTTATGATCATGATGAATCTACCACCTCTTCTTTAGGTTCTACATTTGTACTTAATAAACTTACAAATAGAATTGTTGCAGAGTACACAGGGAGACCAGACACTGCAAATCAATATTATGAAAATGTAAGACGCTTACTTAAGTTTTATAATGCTAAGTGTTTGTACGAGAACGAAAGAAAAGGTTTGTTTCAGTATTTAGAGCATAAACACGAAACATTTCTTTTAGCAGATCAACCAGAAATAATAAAAGATGTAGTTCAGAATAGTAGAGTGCAAAGACAAAAAGGTATGCACATGTCAAAACCTTTAAAAGTCTATGGTGAAGAACTTATAAAGATGTGGTTGCTAGAAGCTAATGGTAGTGAAGGTTTATTAAACCTGCATAGAATAAGAAGTGTAGCATTATTAAAAGAACTTATATCTTATAATAACATAGGAAACTTTGATAGGGTAATGTCTCTTATGATGGTAATGTACCATTTAGAAGAAGTTAAGAAAATAAAGGTGGAAAAAAACACTAAAGTTAAAACTATATACGATCAATCTTTCTGGAGTAAACCCTTATACGCTAGAAAGAAAAAATTGTTTTAGCTATAAAAAAAATTATTAAAAATCTAATTTCGTAGATTATTACTTGCGGACAAAGTTAAAATTTATATTTTTGTCCTTTAATTCGCGAATTTTAAAAAACATATTAATATGGCAACAGTAAATGTAACATTATCTCTTTCTAGCACAAACTTGTTTGAAAAGCAAAGTTTGAGCTTTACAGAGACAGATGTATTATCTCCTGCAGGGGATCAGATGCTGATTGGTAGACTTAAAACTACTGGATCAGGAACAGAAGACAATATAGCCCTAAAGGCATTAGACGGAACAAACGATAGAGCATACTTATTTTTACACAACCTAAGCTCAACTACGGGCGAGTATGTTAAAGTAGGATTATGCGCAGCTCATGGTACAGACTCAGACACAGGTGACTGGTTTGCAGTTTTAGGCCCTGGAGAATTTTTATTTATTCCTATTGCAGACATGCAAGATGTAGATGTAGAAGCAGCAGCAGGAAATCCTGTAGTGGAATACGTACTAATGGAAAAAGCAGCATAATTTTAAAATAATAAGACATGGCAAACGCAACTTTAAATGTAAATTTTAGCTTATCAAGCTCAGATTTATTAAACACAGTTAATTTATCTAAAACTGTATCAGATGCTCTTACTATAGATGGTGATAACCGCCAAGGTTTAACTACAATGGTAACTAGCACAGCTTACGCAGATATTAACGTTGAAGCTTTATCAGGATCTACTCAAGGTGGTAAGAAAGCATATGTATATGCAAAAAACACAGATGCAACAGATGATTTAATCTTTGCAGATGACGGAGATCAAGTATTTGCAATGTTATCTCCAGGTGAATTTTTATTTTACCCTACAGCAGATAACACAAAGATCCAAGTTAAATCTTCAGCTAACACTCCTAGAGTAGAGTTTTTACTATTAGAAGTAGACTAAAACTAATTTATGCCTCATATAGATTTTCCCAGACAAAAACTGAGTCGTAGGAAAAAGACTCAGAAATGGGGAGAAGAATGCATAGAATCTGCTTTAGGTTTAATAGGTATTTATGATCATACAAGACGTAGTTCTCGCTTTAAGAAAAAGCGGAACTACGATCTTTATAACGGAAAGTTTGACAAGAAAGATCTTGAGTATGTAACAGATCCGTTAGGCCTAGGTGGAGCAGCAGAACTCCCAGCTTCATTACAATATTATGATGTAGCATCCCCTATATTTAATCTCCTTTTAGGTGAAGAAACTAAAAGGGCATTTAGCTATGTCGTTAGATCTGTTAACGAAGAGGCTATTGGGGAAAAAGAAGAGGAAAAGAAAAAAGCCGTGGTTGGCTATTTTGAAGGATTAATGCAACAAGCTATGCAGGCTTTTATGCAAAATCAACAACAACCCGCTAATCCTCAAGAAATGGAAGCGCTTATGGCTCAAGCGCAGCAAAATATACCAGAAGAACTTAAACGTATACAGAAATATTTTGATTATGATTTTCAAGATATGAATGAATCTGTAGCGCACAAGCTTCTTACATATTTTGAAAGACAACAAAATTTAAAACGTAAATTCAATAAAGGCTGGGAAGATGCACTTATTGCAGGAGAAGAAATCTATTGTATAGAAGAGATTTCTAATGAACCTGTAGTAAGAAATGTAAATCCTTTAGAGTTTTATTGTTTACTACCACACAACTCAGATTTAGTAGATCATGCAGACATTATCATAGAAGATACATGGATGTCTGTAAATACTATTATTGATAACTATTACGAAGATCTAACTGCATCGCAAATAGATAAGTTAGAGAGAGATCATGGAAATAGAAGTTCTATGGAAAGTAATAGTTTATTAAATTACCCTTCCCCTGAAAAAATGTTTATTGAAAACAGAGAAGGAGAAGAAGGTAATCTATTTAACTACTATGATCAAGACGGTAACATTAGAGTTACAAAAGTAGTTTGGAAGTCTATGCGTAAGATAGGTAAGTTATCTTATATAGATGAGTTAGGAATGGCTCAAGAAACTATTGTCTCTGAAAGTTACAAAATAGATCCTGATAGTGAAGAGTCTGTTGAATGGATGTGGGTAAGTGAGTACTGGGAAGGTACTAAACTTGGAGAAGATATTTATATACACATACGCCCTAGACCTAATCAGTTTAGACATATGGATAATCTTTCTATGTGTAGCTCTGGTTATGTAGGTACAGTATATAACGCAAATAATTCACAATCTGTTTCTTTAATGGACAGATTAGTACCGTGGATTTATTTGTATATAACAATGTGGTATAGACTTGAATTAGCTATTGCAGCTAACCAAGGTAAAATTGCTCTTATAGATTTATCTCTAGTTCCTGATGGATGGGAGGTAGAAAAATGGATGTACTACGCACAATCAATGAAGTTTGGTTTTGTAGACTCATTTAACGAAGGTAAGAAAGGGCAGTCCACAGGTAAATTAGCAGGTAACATTTCTACACAGAATAAAGTGTTAGATATGGAAACTGGTAATCATATACAACAACACGTACAGTTATTAGATTTTGTAGAACAGAAAATACATACTTTATCAGGGGTTACTCCACAAAGAATGGGAGCTATATCAAACTCTGAGCTTGTAGGTAATACACAAAGAGCTGTTGTACAATCGTCTCATATCACTGAAAAATTATTTGAAATCCATAACGAAACTAAGGTTAGAGTTATGGAGTCTTTACTAAATGTGTCTAAAGATTTGTATAAAGGAAAAACAAAACGATTCCAATACATGACAGACGAATTAGCTAATGTTGTATTTTCTTT